CTACGATGTCCCGGCATCCCTTCGAAGCTCTTGAGGAACACCGTCGGCAGGTCGAACGTGAACGTGAGCGTGGCCGGGGACGTCTCGCCGATGATGTCGAGCCTGTTCCTGCTCCTGCTCACAGGCTCGAGCCTCTCCGTGATCCGGCTGGATGGGGTAACGCAGTTCTCAACGCTGGCGCTCCTGTTAGAAATCGCTGGTAACTTTACAAGGAAATAAGATGCCACGGTATAAGATCATCCCGTATAAGCAGGGCAGCAGAGCTGCTCGCAGTCTCGCTGTAGCTCTTGGCGGCAACGTCCTCAAGATCGACGGTACAAGCCGTTTCCGAAGCCGTAGAGACGACGTAATCATCAACTACGGTAATACTGACCCCCGCCAGTTCCAGCGGGCCACCATGAACGCGGTAGACCTCCGACATGCCACCAACAAACTCAACTTCTTCCGCACCATGTCCGACCGCGGCCTCGCTGAAATCATCCCGGAATTCTGGACTGATCCAGCCGCGATCCCTGACGAGTCTTTTCCTATTGTATGCCGGACTGTACTTGCTGGCCACAGTGGCGACGGGATTGTCATTGCTGACACTCGGGCTGATCTCGTACGGGCTCCGCTGTATGTAAAGTACGTGAAGAAGCAGGAGGAATATCGTGTCCACGTCGGTATGCGTCAAGGACAATCTATCACTATCGCAGTTCAGAAAAAAGCTCGACGACTCACCACACCTGACGCCGAAGTCAACTGGAAAGTTCGTAATCTCGCTGGAGGGTTTGTCTTCGCGAGAGAGGGAATTGCTCCACCGAACGCTGTCATCGAAGCAGCACATCAGTGTATGCGGGAGGCAGGTCTCGATTTCGGAGGTGTTGACGTAATCTACAACAACAGACAAGGCCGAGCATATGTCCTCGAAATCAATACCGCACCCGGTCTCGAAGGCCAAACAGTCGAAGACTACGCCAACTTCTTTCGAGCGGCTGCCTAACTGCTGTGAGAATGAAAAAAGAAATATGAGAGGTGGTTGTGATAATTGTGGCGACCCCTGTTTTTAATTAAGGAGTTTATAAAATGGCAAGACTCGTACGCCACGGCGGCATGTGCTGTGGTATCAACCATCTCTACGGTTTCAACCCTCAGGATACCGAAGAGTCAATCCGGGCCACCGTGCAAGTCGGGACACGACAATACCGAACACAGGGAATGCTCGTAGAAGCAGTGGTGACTAACCGACAACTCCGGGAGATGCCGAACCTTGGCGAAGCTCTCCAGAAGGTCGGCTTCAAGATCGTGTCTCGGTTCCGCAACCCCAACTCCTCCAACATCTGTAACGTCTTCCACTATAACGCCGCTCCTCGCTCGACGACGGCTCGTCTCCCCTTCAAGCTCCTCAAGGAAGTATAATGCCTTTTGCTGTTTCTGTTCGTATCCCTGTTCACTCGTTTCTTCCGTTCGATCTCGCCGATCGGAATAGGCTCTTTGTCCATGTCGGCGCCTATTCTTCTACGTCACCCAAGGTAGGAAGTCGTGTTACCCTTCACGAGAACTGTCGAGACGCAGAAGTAGTTCAGTCTAACCCGACTCGCCGTGACCCCTCCACCTTCGACTTCAATCTGGATATTTGAATTGCACTGCCATATCTGTGACGGCCAACTCGGCCCAGACGAAATCAAAATGACTCCTGAATACGGCAAAGGGGGTTTTTCTCCGTGCGGTCGGTGTCTTGATGTTATCGGAGAACTCTTCAACGATGATTCCGATGAAGAAATCACGACTCAACTGACCGCCGAAGGAATTTTCTTTGAACTTTATCAGAAGGATGCTGGAGATGCTGCCGGAGAGATTCCAGAAAAGACTTGACAAACAGCGTCAAGCATGGTATAATACAAGAAGAAAGGTTGTGAAAATGAAGTCACACCAAAACCTCGTAGAATTGAAGGAGTCAGTCAACCCTATTCGTTCCCAAGAGACGGATCAGAACATCCGAGACATCGGCACAGCAATCGTAGAAGCACAGAAGAAGTCCTTCGGAGGTATTCGTACACCTGTTATCGCAGGCGGCGCTATCCGGGATTTCGTCTATGGCCTCAATCCTAACGACTACGATATCTTCTTCGATGTCTCAAGCATCGACAAGGAAGAACAAGACGACGCTGTGATGCTGTTCGGTCTTCGTATCTTGGACGAGCTCACGGCGCTATTCGGGGACAGGTATTCTGCCCTGAAAGACAACACTCTCGTCCAAAGAGGTGTTGGAGATTACGCTCACGCTATGTTCCGTCACGCTGAATGCGTCGATCCCCGGTGGAAGGACTTCATCGTCTACGAAACCGCTGATGGCAGTGAGGAAGCTTGGCAGAGGTTCGAGGAGCTTCATCGTATCGATCCCGAAGAGGCTAATAAACTTCAGTTCATTAAGCTTCAATTCATCGGCCACAACGATTCGCGACTCAGCCAAGAAAACGTTCTTCCCTTCGTCGAGTACTTTGATTATTCGATGTGCCGTGGGTTGTACGATCCTCGTACGGAAGAATACCTCCTCCATGACGACTTCGTCGCTTCGGCTAACTCGAAGATCATCGAAGTAGACAATCAGAGGAGTCTCCAACGGGCAAACGAGTGGAATGGCAGATTCCGTTACGCGACTCCTGGAGTATATAAAGAGACTCTTCCGTTTACTGTCAAAGATACTCGACCGAAACCTGAGAAGACTACGAGGCTTGATCTCGAAACATCTGCCGTCTACCGATCAGGGCTCACAAATCCAGTGGCAGTAGCAGCGTATAATCTAGCTGCTATCGAACGATGGCAAGGTGCTGCAGATATCTTACGTGCAGATGAGGCTTTGCGCCTCGACCGTCCTTTCTAACCCTTAACTTTAACCCAGACTGAATTAAGATAAATTGAATACTAAGACCAACCTACCTTGCCCCTCTCCTAATTGTAACAGTAGCGATGGCTACAGTATTCAAGATAACGGTTGGGGGCATTGCTTTGTCTGCTCCACTAACGTACCCCCTAAAGGGGTTGTTGAGAAGAGTGGACTGCCCGAGCCTCTCCAAAGTTCGGCTAAACCAAAACTTCCTTTGACGCCTCTTCCAGAAGTCTTCCGCGGCTTCCCGGAAAGAGGTTTGAAGGAAGAGACTGTCAAGAGATATAAAGTCAGTGTCTCAAAAACAGGCGAAGACTATGTCGCCAAGTATCCTCTCTACGATACCGAAGGTAACCACGTAGCCAATAAGGTGCGTATGCCTCCTATTGTGGTCGAGAAGAATGGCGAGACCGTAGAAAAGAAGCAATTCCTCCAAGAAGGCGATCCAAACGCTGCGGGTTTGTTCGGGCGTCACGCCTTCCCGGCAGGCTCCGCTAAGTTCATTACTGTAGTAGAAGGACAAGACGATGCTCTCGCCGCATTCCAGCTTATGGGTTCTAAATACCCTGTGGTTTCAGTACACTCGGCTTCCTCTGCGGAACGAGACGTGCGTAAGGACTTTGAGTATCTCAACTCTTTCGAGAACATTGTCTTTGCGTTTGATAACGACGAGCCGGGAAAGAAGGCTGCCAAAGCTTGTGCTTCGGCTGGGTTTGCACTCGGCAAAGTAAAGGTCTGTACCCTACGGAAGTTCAAGGACGCCAACGAATACCTACTGAATCGTAGCCTAGAGGATTTCAACCGTGAGTGGTGGCAAGCACCCGTTTTTAAGCCCGATGGACTCTTCCTCGGCAGCGAAGACGCACTGTGGCGCAAAGTCATCGAGCGTAAAGACAGCTTCACAGTACCCTACCCCTTTGCAGGTCTTAATGATCTCACTTTCGGGTTGCGGCTTAGTGAGCTTGTTGTTGTTACTGCTGACACTGGCGTCGGTAAAACCTCTATCCTAAAGCATATCGAGCATTCGATCCTAACCAACGAAGAAGCTAAGGAGAAGAACTATGGAGTGGGTTTCCTTCATTTTGAAGAGCCCAACGGGGACACGGCTTTAGGCCTTCTTTCTATACATAACCGAGTACCGTATCATCTTCCCACTACAGAGCGACCTGAAGCTGATTTGAGAAAAGCTTACGATGAACTGCTGAACAACGATAGAGTTGTAATTTGGGATCATTTCGGGAGTAACTCCGTAGACGCTGTTCTTGATAAAGTTCGGCATATGGCAGCTCTTGGTTGTAAGTATATAGTAGTAGACCATTTGAGCATTATTGTATCAGACCAAGCAGGTGACGAACGTAAACAGCTCGACGAAATTACGACTAAGTTAAAAACTCTCACGATGGAACTTGATCTGGCAGTTATTGCGGTAATTCACACCAACAGAGCAGGCTCCATACGTGGATCTGCCGGTGTAGAACAACTTGCAAACATTGTTATACGTCTGGAAAGAAACAAGACTGATCCGTCAGAGTGGCGCAGAAACATCACAAAAGTTACTGTAGAAAAGAACAGATTTTGTGGGTATACTGGACCTGCCTCATACTTGTGGTATAATAAAGAAACAGCGCGGTTAACAGAAATTGAACAAGAGCAAGTAGTAATATTCGAAAACGGAGGAGACATTGGAGATGACGTCCAATGGTAATGACTTCTGCTGAAAAGTTACGTGAATACTATTGGAGCAATCCTGAACGGGCAAGAAAATATGCCAGAGAGAAAAATAAGAAATGGCGCAAAGACAACCCTGAAAAGCAAATGATGAGGGGTGTTAAGAAACGAGTAAAGGAGAAAGGGTATGATTTTAATATTGACTTATCAGATATTGTTATTCCTACCTCCTGTCCAATCTTGGGTATTCCCCTTATACTCGGCGGAGGAGACAATGCTCCAACACTTGACAGGGTTAACAACGAAAGAGGCTACGTAAAAGGAAATGTACAAGTGATTTCATACCGAGCTAATCGGATGAAGAGTGATGGAAGTCTCGCTGAATTGATTAAACTAG